AGCTCCTCTCTCCCGACACATGCGGGACATCTGGTACATCAACATGTACTCAAGGCGCTTCTCAGGGGGAGCGTCATGGTTGGAGGTGTAGTCGTACTCGAACACCTTGGGATCAACGATCAGCTTGTGCTGGTTCATGACAGGTTCCAGGGTATCGATGATACGCTCTTCCTTACGGACAGTGGCTCGTACTTCTTCAATATCAAGTGAAGCTTGAGCTTGAATGGCGTGTCGTTTGAGGAGTTCACCAACCAAGCCATCACCGAAGTTAGATTCAACTAGAAGTTTGCTAGCACCAAAGCGTTTAGCAAGGCGAACAATATCGGAGAGAGTTTCGTCGGAGTATCCGTCTTTATAGGCTTTGATGGCACGAAAGAAGACGTAGCCATTAGCTTGGCTAAGGACACAGGCCACAGTTTCATCAGTCCCTCGTCCTGACGGGTCAACCGATACAATCGTCTCATCGTAAGGAACGATTCCCTCGTCAATAAACATGGGGCCATAGAACCTATCACCAGGAAGGCCGACAGCAGACAGTTCCTTAAGGCAGTAGCGAGGATCAGAGGACCAAGCATAACGTTCAGCACATTCAGGACCGAGAGGAGTAACGATCAGATCAGCAAACTTAAGGGGAAACTTCTCAGCATCAGATAAGCTGGTATCCAGCATGAACTGAAGCATGAAGTTGGAACGTCCCATAGCGGCTTCACGTTCCATGAGGTCATGGTCAGTGAAGCGGCTATCTGTTGGCACCCAGGGTTGTGCTCCCTGTTCGATATCTTCGATCAGTTGAGGCGCTAGAAGGCCTTCGTAGCGGCTAGCGTCCCTGGGATACCTAGCAGGCCAAACAAAGGGCTTGTAGGACCTCTCAGCGAGCTTTCTGTAGACGGTAAAGGTTGACTGTGGAGTGCCCAGGAACATGATGCGACTAGACTCATCAGGATGGAGAATCGACTCCGCTTCTGTTACCAGCTGTAGGAGCTTTTCACGCTGCATGTCAGTGGCTGAGTTAAGGGGAACCTCTACGTCATCAAAAATCATCAAATGGGCACGGGCTCCAGTCATCTGACCGGTGATACCCACACTTTTCACAGAGGGTGCCTGGTGAGGCTTTGCTGGCCCTACGTCGAAGGAGATCCGCGACCACCTCTGATCGTCGGATTTTGGCCCTAGATGCGATAGCCAGGAAATATCGAGAATAAGCTTCTGACAGAAGATCGAGAAGTTGTCGGCTCGTTCCTTCGAGGCCGAGATCACCATCACCTTCCGATCCTGGTCGTTGTAGAGAGTCCATAGGACAAAGGCAGCAGTGATCCAGCTCTTACCGACACCTCGGAAGGCTGAGATCTGGAGACGCTTGGGTCCGTGCTGTAGATACTCAGCAATGCAGAGCTGAGCACGGGTTGGTTTGGGGAGACCTAGCTCCCTCCACACCAGAGTGAGGAAGAACTGAAAGTCTTCCCTTATCCGGCGGTCTAGGTCTTGAACATTCATCTAAACGGAACCTTTGCGCCAGTGGGCAGGATCCGCTCCCAGATGGGAGATGGACGAATGTCTAAGCTACCCGGTTGTTCAATTATTCCAGATTCTCTACCGGGAGTCATCAACGGAATCTGGAAGAGGTTTTTTTTTCAGGCTCAGGCGACGGAGTTGGGGGATTGTTGTAAAGTTGAAATACCTGCCGAGCAGCGTTCTGACGCCGTTCAAGGTGAGGCTCAGAAGGTCGAAAATACCCCCTCTTTTCAGCTAAAGAACCTGTGTAATAATCAGCAAAGAATTCAGGAGAACCTTTGGCAGGGGCTCTCTCAAAGATTCGTGTCCAACCGCTAAGGCTCTCCCCAGGCTTGAGGTCGTGCTTGCCCACGTACTCCTGTACGAAGTACTTAAGCTGCCATTGAATTGAGTTGGGATCTTCGCCAGCCTTTAATGCAGCAGCACGTGCTCTGTCGTAAGCTTTGCGGCGTTTGTCTGTGTACTGAGACATTCCCCTACCTTCGCCAGCTCCCTGCTCAACGACGTCTAAGCCTTTAAGGTCTGGTTTGCCAGTCTCACCGATCCAAGAGCCAATTAGGCCGGCTGCTTGCTCGGAATTAAATTTGGGAAGTACGCCGCCACTGTCTTTCTGTGCCTGACCACTAGTCAGATAGTTCCAAGCAGTTTCAAGCTCACGTGATCTTTTAACAGCAAAGAAATTTTTAGGTGCCATAGGATAAATATAAAAAGAGCCCTCTAGAAGCCCCGTGGAGAGGCCTCTAGAAGGCGGAAGGATGGGAGACACCAGGAAGGCAATCAGGAGGGCTTGTAGGGCCTTCCTGATGCCTCTAAAAGGCACTACGCCTTTACGCTGGTGGCCAAACCAGTTCTTGTAGCAGTCACCACATTGGCGCGAGCGGCGCAAGCACTAAGCACGTCAATAGCATCTTCAATGCGATTGGAAGTAGTCAGAGCTGCCAATGCAGTCACAGCAGTGGCATCCAGTGTGGTCTTAGCTTCGGCTAAAGCCTTGCAAGTAGAAAGCAAAGAGGCCGGTTTAACGCTAGCCGTAAAAACTTGAGCAGTCATTTTTAAGCAGTTTGATAGTACAGAAATTCTTGAACCGGCATTGATCCCTTGGCCTGGTTACAGAGACGACAGGCAGTGACACAATTCACGGCATTTGTCTCACCCCCCTTACTGCGGGGTCGGACATGATCGATAGTTAAGTCTTTGGTTGAACCGCAATAAACGCAGCGATTATTGTCCCTAAGCTTGATTTTGTCCCTCCACATTCGTTTGGCATCAGAGCTGCGAAATGTAAGTAGGTCATGCATGAGGCTTCGGGGGCTGTCCATCGGTGGCTCATTACTTCAAAGTTGTTTTACCGTTCTTGCCATTACGAGCGCGATTACGGCGGGAAGATTCCAATATCATCCGCCCACTCTTTGTATGGCTCAAATCCTTTCCGCCCTTTCCGGCAATACCACGGCGGCGACGCTCCGTCCAACGTTCCTCCGACTTCTGCTTGACGTCGGATTTCTTGTTGTATTTACGCTGATATGCGTTCTTCTTAGCCCGCAGCTTCGGGTTCTTTTTGTATGGGTTGTATGGCATTAAATGTGCTCCTGTACATCCTCAAATGTCAGCTCCGGGATCAGACCAGCAAGACTTGCAAGAGGTGAACCTTCGACTGCAACACCAGTGATATCGTTGGCCTTAAGCCAGTCACAGGCAGCTCGAAGATCCGCTGTAGACGCCTCACCAGATTTGATCCTGCTAATCAGTTCCTTTGTTAGGAGCGAATGGAGCTCGTCGAATGCATCTTCACCTGCTCGCTTAGTCATTGTGACTCCTAGCGTTGCCTAAAAACAATCTGATCAAGCTTATTCTCAATCCGAATCATGTGATCTTCCATCTTGGCCAGAGAAGTAGATAGCTCTTCCTTTGGGACGTAGCGTTCAGCAATGCGGAGCTCAACACGGTCCATGCGCTTATCGACTTCCATAATCCGACAATTTAATCGTGTATTGATGGCTATGAGGCCTGTTACTGCAGCTACGGCAGCAGAGATAATTGCTTCAATCATTTGTTCTAAATGTCATAAACCATCCAGAACCATCACCTTCTACGGCCCAACGGCGCATCCAATTAGTCCAGGTGTACTTAACTCCCTTTCCACCCGAACCAACTGATACATAGCCCCCAGCTACGTTGTCCATTTCCCCATACGGGTCATGAAAAATGCCATGTTTGCCATCATCACCAATTAGCAGCATCCAGTGACCACCACCCTGTGGTTGGGACACAAGCCCCTTGTGGAGCACTCCAGTAGCAACTGGATAGCCAGCTTTTAATTCAGACAGCAATAGTGAGCGAGTACCATTCGTGTGGAAAGATGCGAACACTCCATAGTCATTGCAGGCTCGCAGATGCGAGGTGTACTGGGTTGTGTCCCCGTATTTCAATACAGTCTCTAAGTAATCATCATCAGCATTACTGCCGCTAAGTGCAGTAGGCCATAGATACTTGATGGCCATAGCACACGTGGAGCTAAAGCACATCCGATCTCCGTGCCTAGTAGCACTGTCAGTCTGCGAGTAATACTGCTTAACGGGAAGCAGTACCATTTCTCAACCCCTGAAGATGTTCTTCACTTGTTGAATTTTGTCGTCTTCCTTACGGACCACCTTCAGGTAGGACACCAGGGAGAGCAGCACTTGAACAATGCTGTTATCCTTTAGCTTACTAGCGCCAATAACTTCAGAGCCCAGAAACAGGGCGAAGAATACCAAGGCCTCATAAGAAACCTTCAGACCGAATAGAGTAATCATGATTGTTTGGATTAAAAGAATAAAAATCAGTAGCGAAACAAAGACGCTCTTCGGATGTGTTGTTTGGAAGAGTGCTGTGTACTATGTGCCCCGGATGCACAACCATCATTCCGGGATATGGGCTAATCCGTTTGAAAACATTACCGCTAGAACCTGTCTGGGGGTCTTCATAGTTGCACCACATGGACCCAGCGGCCGGGTCTTGAATTAGCAAGTCTCCAGAGCCTGGGGGGACTTTTAAGTAGAAAACTGCAACTAGCAAGTCCCATGGGTGGGTGTGCGGAATGACTGCATGGTTGCCACGCTGGGATTGAAGCCAGCCACGATTAACAGTTAAAGATTCCTGTCGTCCAACAGCAGCCATGA